ATGATACGGAAGTTAGATCAGTTGATTTTGAGGATGGGCTTTTGACGATTAATCTTGGTAGGATTGTTCCTGATCATCATAAGCGTAAAGATTATCTATAAATATAACTGAATATCGTCGGCGCGAGGGGAGACTGGCAAAATCCAGTTGACTCCCCTCTATTTTTTTGCTAAAATAAATTCAAATGGAGAAATACTATGAGTATTAAACTGCTGGTTCTTAAAACTGGCGAAACTGTAATTGCGGATGTTCTTGAGTGGTTGAATGGACCTGGTGAAGACGCTAAACTTATTGGTTATCTTTTGAAAAAACCTTGCTTGGCTACTTTGAAGGATAGTCCAGATTCTGACGATATGTATAAGATTAATTTATTCCCTTGGATTCCCCTCAGTAAAGATACTGATGTTCCCATACCGACTGATTATGTTGTAACAATGGTTGAACCGATTGAGAAACTAGTGGAAATATATAAGAGGGATGTTTATGACGTATCCTCAGAAGAAGAAACATCCACCCAAAGCGATGTAAATTATCAACAAGAATTAGTTCCAACAATTATAACTCCAGACGGTATTATTCAAAATGATTAAATGCATTTCCTTAGATAGTGCAAACCTAATTGCATTTATTGAAGAAGTTCCTTCAGAATTAGGGGAACCAGATTGTAAGTTAACAAATCCTTATCTTATAAAAAGTAAACTATCATTAGAACCTTGGATGTATGAAATTACAGACCAAAACACTTTTATGATTAGCTCTGATAAGATAATTACTATTTCGGATCCACGTAAAGAATTATTGGAAAAATATCAAGAATTGATCAAATGAGAGTTTTAAGTATAGACTTAGATTACATAATGGGTCCAACTATAGAATTATATTCTAATACAGGTTGGGATGATAATGCATCTACACGATGGGAAAAATTTTATTACGAGTCTTCTGTTAAAGAAGAAGAATTGTTTTGTGATAAAAAAAATCTACTGTGGATTTTTAGACATTATGTAAAAGCAATTGAAAATTGCTCTAGTGTAAGTTTTGCTTATGATCATGATAATATCTTGTATTCGATACAAGATTTTGAAGATGTTGATATCATTAATGTTGATCATCATCACGACATTCTTTATCCACAGTTATTTGATAAAGAGGTTGTTGTAAAAAACCTAAGATGGAACTATCATGATGTAAAAGATAACTGTTCCATCGATGAAGGTTGTTGGATTGCGTGGCTTAGATCCAAAGATAAATTAAAATCTTATACTTGGGTAACAAATCAAAACGCTATCAATGATACTTCGGATTTGCAAATTAAATATTTTACGGGATTGATTCCAAAGTTCAGAGCAGTTACTAGAGAGAATTATGATATAACCGATCATAATTTTGATCATGTTCATGTTTGTCTTTCTCCACAATATATGCCCAAAAGTCACTGGCATTATTTTCTAATGTTTGTTTCTGCATATGAGGCAAAGTCTGGGCAAAAAGTAGATCTTAATGAAATCTCAAATAAAAAATTTGAAACCAACATTCGTCATTTAAACGTAACTAATGAAATTCTATACTAATGTTCAACTGATTGGAAATAAATTCTTAGTCCGAGGATATGAAAATGGTAAAAAGGTCATCTTTAAAGATGATTATTTTCCAACTTTATTTGTACCGTCAAATAAAAAAACAAATTACAGAACACTGGATGGTGAATATGTAGAACCTATTAATCCAGGAACTGTAAAAGACTGTAGAGAATTCTATAAGAAATATGATAATGTAGATGGATTTACAATCTACGGAAACGATAGGTATGTTTCTCAATATATTTCGGACAAGTATCCAGAAGATGAGATTAAATTTGATATTACCAAAATAGATTTGGTAACTATCGATATTGAGGTTGCTTCAGAAAATGGATTTCCTGATACCGAATCTTGCTCTGAAGAAATGTTGACCATTGCTATTCAAAACTATTCAACTAAGGATATTATTGTTTGGGGAGTCAAGCCATTTGTTAATAGGCAAAAAAATGTAAAGTATAATGAGTGTTCTTCTGAACACGCAATGCTTTCATCTTTTATCTATTGGTGGGAAAACAATACTCCCGATGTTATTACTGGATGGAATATTCAACTATATGATATTCCATATATTGCTAAGAGACTGAATAGAGTTCTTGGGGAGAAGTATATGAAAAAACTTTCTCCATGGGGACTTGTTTCTGAAAATGAGGTATATATCAGTGGGCGTAAAAATATTGCCTATGATGTTGGTGGTGTAACTCAACTTGATTATCTCGATCTTTATAAAAAGTTTACATACAAGGCGCAGGAATCATATCGTCTCGATTATATTGCTGAAGTGGAACTTGGTCAGAAAAAATTAGACCACTCTGAGTTTGATACTTTTAAAGACTTTTATTCTAAAGGTTGGCAGAAGTTTGTTGAATATAACATTGTTGACGTAGAACTTGTTGACCGTTTGGAAGATAAGATGAAACTCATTGAGCTTGCTCTTACGATGGCGTATGACGCCAAAGTAAATTATGGAGATGTATTCTACCAAGTTAGGATGTGGGATAACATCATTTACAATTACCTTAAAAAAAGAAATGTTGTAATTCCACCAAAAGAAAGATCTGATAAAGATGAAAAATATGCTGGAGCATATGTAAAAGAACCAATTCCTGGAAAATATGATTGGGTAGTAAACTTTGACCTCAATAGTCTATATCCCCACCTCATTATGCAATATAACATTTCTCCAGAAACTCTTCTGGATGAAAGGCATCCTACAGTAACTGTAGATAAGATCTTGAATCGTGAACTGGATTTTCAAATGTAAATAGATTATGCAGTATGTGCTAATGGTGCAATGTATCGTAAAGACATTCGTGGATTTCTTCCAGAACTAATGGAGAAGATGTATGGGGATCGAGTAATTTTCAAAAAGAAAATGATTGAGGCAAAAAAAGCATATGAAAAAACTCCTACAAAAGAACTCGAAAAAGAGATTGCTAGGTGCAACAATATCCAAATGGCTAAGAAGATCTCTCTTAATAGTGCTTATGGTGCCATCGGTAATCAGTATTTTCGCTATTACAAACTGGCAAATGCAGAGGCGATTACCCTTTCTGGACAAGTATCCATTCGGTGGATCGAAGGTAAAATGAATTCTTATATGAATAAGGTTCTAAAAACGGAGGGTGTGGATTATGTTATTGCTTCAGATACTGATTCTATCTACCTTAATATGGGTCCTTTGGTTGAATGTGTATACAAAGGAAGAGAGAAAACTACTGAAGGCATTGTCTCGTTCCTTGATAAGGTCGCTTCGATGGAACTTGAAAAGTATATTGAAAGTTCTTACCAAGAACTGGCTACGTATGTAAATGCCTACGACCAGAAGATGCAAATGAAGCGCGAGAATATTGCTGAACGTGGAATTTGGATGGCTAAAAAAAGATACATTCTTAATGTATGGGATAGTGAAGGTGTTCGATATGAAGAACCTAAACTGAAGATGATGGGTATTGAAGCAGTTAAATCTTCTACTCCTGCTCCTTGCCGAAAGATGATTAAGGACGGACTCAAAATAATGATGAGTGGTACAGAAGAAGATGTGATTAATTTTATTGATAACTGTCGTGAAGAATTTAAATCTCTTCCACCTGAACAAATTGCATTCCCAAGAACTGCATCCGATGTTCGTAAATATCATTCTTCATCAAACATCTATGCACCAAAAACTCCCATTCACATTCGTGGTGCATTGCTCTTTAATCATTACATAAAGGAAAATAAACTTACCAATAAATATTCTCTTATTAATAATGGTGAAAAGGTTAAATTTATTTTACTAAAAAAACCAAATACGATTCATGAAAATGTTATCGCATTTATTCAAGATTTTCCTAAGGAACTTGGTCTTGACAAATACATTGATTATGAACTACAATTTGAGAAAAGTTTTCTAGAGCCACTTAAATCAATTCTTGATGCAATTGGTTGGAATGTCGAAAAAACTGTAAACCTTGAACTATTTTTTGGATGATGGATTTACCTATTAATGATAACGAATTAAATACTATTGTAAAAGCACTTGGTTTTGGTGGAGATGCTGCTCTATACCACAAACTAAAATTAGTAAAAGAACTTAGAGAGCAAGGTTTACCTTATAAAAAAATACTTCGTGAAGAATACGGGATGGTGGCGTAATGGATTTTCTTAAAGATATTGTAAAAGAAATTGGTGGTGAGTATACACAACTTGCTGCAGATAT